TGATACTGTTGCTTGGTTGTATGTGAATTCTGTTGCTGCTAGAGTGCCTAGTGACAATAGAATTTCTTGGTCAATTTCAGCAGTGATTTCTTGTGCTAGAGCAGCCATAATTTCTGCTTCTACGTCGATACCATGCTGTGACTGTGCATCTTGTGCAGCTTCGAATGTCCAGCGAGCTTGTAGCTTGCGTGACTTTGCTTCAACTGCTTGTCTCAAGATTTGTACAGAGATCAACTTACCACCGTTGCCTTCTAATGCAGCAGTATCATTAGCAGTGTATGCTGATGATGAATCTGTTGCATATGGAGTGCGTGAATATGCTTGAGCAATTTTGAATGGGCTCAATGCTTCTTCACCAGCAGTTACGCTTGTTGCGGCTGCTGAGTTGTCAGTTAATGAGTTAGCATAACGTACACGTAATGTGTGGATTTGACCAACTGGACCAGTCATTGGCTGTACGCCGACTAGTTCGTTAGCGATAACAGTTGGCATAACACGACGAATTACTGGAAGAATAACGCGATTTAGAGTTGCGATATTACCAGCAGTTGTAGTGCCTGCAGTTGATTCTGCTAGCAACTGTTTCTTGGTGTTCTCTAAAATAACACCCATTGTTGAGCGGCGAGTTCCTTTCAAGCCTTCTAGTAGGGCTTCCTTGGTCTCGTCCCAACGGCTTTCTAAGAGTACTTTTGACATTTTAATTATCTCCTAATATGTCTTACTTAAGCCCTGCCAGACGCTTGAAATCGATCAAGTTGTTTTTAGCAACTGGATCTTCTTCAATATCTTTTTTGGCAGTTTCTTTATCACCAGTTACTTCTTTGATAACACTTTCTGTGAGAGCAGTTTTAGCGCCTGCTTTTTCACTTCCAGTATTAAGAACTGCTGGTAGATACTTATCGAAAGCGGACTTCAATTTTGGTGTCTGTACGCTTTCAAGTAAAGCCTTCATCACATCGGCCTTCTCTTTGTTTAATGGGGCTAGGAGTTCTTCCATTGCCTTTTCACGCTGAGTTGATTCCTTTATGATTCTAACTTCACGATCCTTTGTTTCGACTAATTTCTGGGCTTCTTCAGCCTGTTGTTTAGCCTCAGCCAATGCTTGCTCTTTGGCTTCAATTACTGACATTAACTTACGTGCTTCAGCCTTATCGTTTAGATAAGTTACTGAATACTCGCCAGCAAATGCTTCGAATAATTTACGACCAAAGTTGTTTTCACGGGCTGTTTTAATATCTTCTTTGAGTTGTGATAGTTCACCCTTCAATTGAGATGCAACAGCGGCGCTAACTCTCTTGGCACTTTCTGCGATGAATTTCGCTTTGAGTGCTTCAAGTTTTTCACGACCTTCTGCGACCAACTTGACGCGAGCCTCAACAACTGCTTGTTTGTCTTGAGAAAATTCTTTGATCTCTTTTGCAAGAGCATGTACAACGAATTTCTCAATCTTTTGTTGATTCTCCATCTGGGCTTTGCGGTCAGCACGTAGTTCTTTGATTTCTTCTGCTAATTTTGTTACCATGAAATCATTAAACTTTGTGGCATTTTCTTGCATTTTGACCTTAGCCTTTACGCGGTCTTCATTAAGAGATTTTCTTTCTTCGTGAAATTCTGCGATCTCACCTGAAAGGCTCTCTGTTATCATCTTATCAAGGGCTTCTACCATCACAGTACGGTCATGTTCGTAACGATTAGCGAATTCTTCGCGTAGTTCGGCACGCACTTGATCGCGGGCTTCAGTCAACTTTGATTCCCAAACCTTTTGAATTTCGTTTGAGACATCTTCATTGATTAGACCACTCTCTAGTAATGGTTTGATAGCATCTAACATGCTCATATCCCCTATTATTTTAATTTAAGTTCTTTGATGAGGCGTTTTACTTCCTCACCTAAATAACTTTGTACCTTTTTGTTGCCCCTCGCGTCCCTTGCGATTTCCAAAACTTTATGACCATGCTTCATATTCATGAGGCTTTCGTATATTGCTTTGGGATATGCATTAGGTGCGCTTGGTTGTGCAACTATGTCAACTGTGATTATTTCAAAATCACTCACTTTGCCATCCATGTCGCTTACATTACCTGATCCGCGACTTGAAACGCCAAGTTTTACTCCACTCTCCAACATAGTCTTTACTAATTGACCCATTGGAGTTGGTAGAATCTTTAGTTTTCCGAAACCGTTTGGTCCATCCATCCACATGCTTTGTATCATGTGACTTACACGGTCTAGATTAATCTTTAAATCGTCTGGGTGATCTACTTCACCTAGAACTGAATAGCCTTCTTGGATTTGCTTGTTTAACGTATCAACAGCATTTTCAATTTCATTAACGGGGTAAACACGCTCGTTTGCGTTTTTTACCCCGCCCTGAATAAAGATACCCTTCATATAGAGGGTCTTTAGATCGCTGCCCTGTTCGTTAACAGATTCAACGATCATGTTTGCTCTATCAAACGTTAAGTGTTCCCTGAGATACAAAGCCATTTTTCTCCAAGTTACCCTTAATTACTTCGCTACTGGACTCTTGTTGTTGACACCTGAAGCCTGTGATGTTACTGGCTTAGGAGCAGCACTCAAGTCTACTTTTGCCTTACCGCCTGGTACGTTTTTGAACTTACCTGCGCCTGGCAATTCGCCTTCTTTCTTGGCGTATTCATTTGATGGACCTTTTGGACCAGTTGGTACAGCCTCGTGATCGCCGCTGAAC